CGCTCGGACAGTTCGTCAATCCCGGCGAAATGCATCCATGCGGGATATTCCGAGACAATCTCCCCCTTCTCGTTCCTGTCAACCTTCCCGAAAATCTGCATTTACTTCTCCTTGATAGCCCCGCACTTGCAGACCTTAAGGTCCTTGTGCTTCTTCCTGTCAATGGTGGAATCCTTCAGGAGTTCCACCGCCTCTTCGCCCGTCAGCCACTTATGCTTGTGTTTTGCCATGTCGCCTCCAGGGGAGGGGGTGTTACCCCCCCTCCCCGGTTCGGTTTATACCTTGTGGAAGTAAATCCACCGCCAGTCCGTCCAGCCGTACGAATGACGCGCGTAGATGGATACTTTCGACATGAACGTATCGAAATCCACCGTGAAGTTCGTGTCGGGTGCGATACGCTCCAGCCAGTACAGCGACTGCTTCATGTAGTCCAAATCCACCATGCACCAGTCGGTAGTGCTGATATCGTCCCACCGCAGGTAAGGAATGACCTTGTACCTGCCATACTGCGGGTTGATGACCTGGGCGGCGTCGGCGTACCCCTTCGGGGTCTCGGTGACTTCCATTGCCGTATCAGCCAGGTTGTCCGGGCAGATGATGGCAAGATTGTCGGAAACCTCGAATCGTTCGCCGATGTCGTTGCGGAACCGGCGCATGAGAAGCCGTGTTGCGGCAATCGCGGTTCGGGACATTGCCGACGACCCGATATTGTCAAACCCGGTAGCCGTGCTCACGCCGGACTTGGTGGTATGATTGGAGTTGGCGAGGGACAAGCCCTCTTCCGAATCCATGAAGTCGAACGCGGCGGAGTCGGCATACGCAAAGGTGCGCACACCCTGCTTCTCCTTCGTCCGGGCATAAGCCTTCACCAGCCCGGCGGTACGGTTCTCGAAGACGTGATACTTCTTGTCGTCGAGAAGTTTCCGCTCGAACTGCAGCCCGCCGGCATATTCCTTGTGCTCGATACGCACAAGATATCCGGGATAGACCGGCAGGTATTCGAGCTTGCCGGTGAATTCCGGGATGTCCGGAACGCCGGTCACGGAGAAGAACTCCTCCCACGCGCTCTGGGAGTTCATGACGTTATAAACCTGCGGGATCATGGTCGGCAGCTCCTTCAGGGTGTCTTCCTTGACCTGACGGAGCCGGTTGTCCATGAGTCTCACAAATTCCTGAGAAACAACCGGATTACCCATTGATTACCTCCTTTACGCCCTGGCCGGATCGAAGTGGACACCGGAGAAGGTGAAATACACCACTTCCTCGCCGGACGTTGAAAGATCGAGATCGATCACGTTTATCACCCAGTAGTTGGTTGAGGGGTTGGCGGAGGCGTCGAAGAACATCGCCTCGGCGTCCGTCTGGACGTACGACAACCCTTCCTTCCGCATCTGGACGTTCACGAACGTATCACCCACGGCGATATCGTACGGGAAGTTCAGACCGACGGTCTTCACCGTGGCGGAGGTGTCGGTGGTTATCCTGTACACCCCGGCATTGCCACCGGCGCGGCAATAAACCGTTCCGAGGTCGGCCACGGGGGTGCTGGCGTCCGAAAGCCCGCCGGAGCAGGTAAACCCGGCGCCGGTAGTGGAGCCGGTGGTGACGGTGCCTTCGGTGATGGCCGTTCCGTAAGAGCCGTTGAATATCCTGCCCTTCAGAACGGTCTCCGGCCCGATGAGCATCACCTGCACCATGCCGGCGTTGTCGCCCTTCGGCCAGCGGCCCTCGACGCCACGGAAATCGCCCTTCCCGCCGGTACCGACGTGGGTGTCGCCCTGGGTGATGTAGTTGGAGTTGTAGGTCGTGTCCAGCACGGACGTGGCAAGGTTCGTCGCCACCACGACACCGTATGGCACGGCCTTGTTGGTGGTGTCCGCCGCGCCGGAAGCCTGGCCGAGGTTCAGTACCCCGTCACCCCCGGCCTTGACGAGCTGGCCGACACGGAGAGTCTCGCTGCCATTCACGAGACACCACTTCGGTCTCGAATACAGCGCATGTTCGACAACTTCAAAGCCCATATCAAACCTCCTTCATTTCCAGTTGTGTGTACCACAGAACGGGCAGCCGGAAGTCACGTCGGACTTGAATATGCGCCTTACCGGCAATGGTTGCCCGTCCATACCCACCTGCATCAACACCGTTCGGCCTGTGTTGCCCAGTACGCCGGGCGTTGGGTCTATACCAACCGGCGCAACCGCATCCCCCGGCCTGCCACCCAAAGCGTCACGATGCATGTCGCAAACGAAGCCGCAGTTCCAACAGCGGTAGTACCGCCCGTGGTCACGTCGATAGCCCTTGACGGGGATCGTGCGTTTCCTGTGCGGCCTACGGCTCAACTTCGACTCCCTTGCGTTGCAGGTAATTCATAAGCTCCTCCGCATCCGGGGGCAATTTCACCGCCTTCTTCGGGGAAGCTTTCGTCTTCGTACCGCCGCCTATTCCTATCCCGGCGGCGTCGTCCTCTCTCAAATTCACTTCCGGCATTACCGCCTTGCGGGCAAGGACGGCGGCCTTCGCCTTGTAATAATTCCGCTCGGCATCCGCCGCGGGGTCGTTGCTGTACCGGACGTTGTAGTTCGCCATCATCTCGTCCACAATTTCATCGTGGATATCCGAATCGGCGAGTTTGCCTATGGTCTTGATGTACTGTTCCTGGTACTTCGACGACTCCATCATCTTCTTCTGCTCCCGCTGCTCAAGGTATCGTTCGAGCTGAGCGGGGTCGTTCAGGTCGAGATACTCGGTCTCCGTGGTATCTTCCTGAGGATTGAGACGTTCGAGTATGGCGTTGAACTTCTCATCCAATTCGGTTGTAAGGGTCTCCTCCAGCCCGGAAAGCTTCTGCTCCACCTCGGAGAACTTCTCCTCGATGAGTTTCACCTTCCTCCCCAACTGCGACCGGAGTGCATTGTCCTTCGGCTCGACTTCCGCGAGGTTCTCGGAGCTGCCTTCGGGTGTAACCTCCGGGGTCTCCGTGGCCTTGGCTTCGTCTGTCATTTCTTCACCCTTTCCGTAAGTTTCCTGTACTCGGCAATCTTCTTGCCCCATGCAAGACCGATATGCCGGTACGCCCTGAACGTGGCCAAGTCTTTCGGCTCGGCCTTCTCATCCACAATCAAATCGAACAGTCTCTGTAGCTCCTTACTCACCTCCTCCAAAAGCTCCCGCCCGACATCCGAACGAATGGCGTCCATGAACTTCTTGGACCTGTTGAGCGCGGACAGGACCGCTCCCGCCTCACGCGGGCGCGTCTTGGCAATGTACCTTTCGACATCCTTACTGGTTAACTCCACGTGCCATCATCTCCATACTGCTCTGCGGAACACCGTACTGGTTCGACGGCGCGGGTGTATTCCCGGGCACCGCCTGCACCCCACCCGTAGGCTCGCCGGGAGTGAGCAGGTGTTGCGCGAAATTCTCAAACTCGTCACCCATGTACGACATTATCTTGGCAAGCATATAATTCACCGCCTGCGCGGTGTTGCTGTTCTGCACCTGGGCGATGTACCCGATGAGCTGAATGAGCTGGTTTATCTTCGTCTGCTTGGAGTATTCCGTTTCTATCGTCTGGGATACGGGTTTGTAGAAATACTCCTTCGTCGGGTCGAAGGCGTATATCTTGTCGCCCATGAGCTTTTCGCCCGTCTCCCGTTTGGCGAACTGGTACGTCATCTGGAGAATCATCCAGTACAAATCGGTCAGAAACGTATTCTCGAACGTGAGTGACTTGAACTGGCTGCGCCTGTCGGTGTTCGTTTCCGCACCCGCCACCGCCGTAGCCGTAGTGGAGGCGGAAGAGGGCAACTGCCCCATGCTGGTCGGGTAAATGCCCTTCACCTGCTGCGACTTGCCGACAAGGAAATCTATCTGCTGCAACGCCCCGTTGATGTTGTCGGTAATCCTTATCTCCCTCGGAGGCACGTCGCCCTCGTATGTAATCACATTCTCCGGCTCGAAGTACCACGTGCTCATATCCTCCGCCGCGCTTTCCGGGGCGGTGAGTACCGGCATGGTGGAGAGCATCACGCGGTCCTGGGAGATGTTGAACGTATCGTTGATGGCGACCTGAAGCTCATAGCCGAGTTTCCCGTCACCCAGGCCGTTGTCCTTCGTCGGGTGCACGTAACAGAGCCCCCTCACCAGCGGGCGGTAGCGGTTCCCGTGAGAGTCCTTGTACGGCTGGAGCTTGAAGCGAATAACCACCGGGTTCGGCCCCTTGGCCACGGTGATGATGGTTTCGAGTAATTCAGCGTCGTCGTACGGTTTGCCGTACCTGTCTATCCCCGGCTCCGCTTCCACCGGCTCGCCGAATTCGTCCCGCTTCGTCACCCTGCACCAGAACTTCCCGAACCGTTCATAGATATCCATCGGGCGGTTATAGGTGTCCGGGAGAGAATCTTCGCGTGTTTCCCTGTCAACATCCGTCTGTTCAGGGGCTTCGAGCTTGTCGAGGTTGGTGTACCCCATCCGTTCGGCATCTTCCTTGAGTTCATCAAGTGTCTTCTCGAACCTGACGATAATCCATCTCTTGTCCTGAATCGAATAGACGTACTCGTCCGACATCGACACGTTCCGGGGGTCGAGAATATCGAAATCGAAATAGTCGTACACCACTTCCCTGCCGATTACCGGCTCGATCACCTCGATCTTGTCCGGTAGCTGCTTGTCGGTCTTCGGTAAATCAACCGTCTTCTTGCGGAAATCCACTACCGCTTCGCGGGTCTTCTGCCGCCATTCGCACTTGGCAATAACCTCGCCCAGCATGTTGTTTATCATCTTCGCCCGCATGAACTTCTGGTAGAACCGCAACCCCCGGCGGTTCAATGTGCGGTTGATGCACTCCGTCGCGGCGGCGGCGGCGTTCACGGCCTCGTCGGAGTTGTCCTCGACGTACGCGGTAACGAAGTCGCGCGTCTTGAAGTATTCCGCATCTCCCGCGGCCTCGGTAAGTACCTGGGACGGCCATTCGGGGATAAAGATATCCGACTGCCAGTCATAGTTCTTCTCCGACCGCTCGCACTCCAGCAGGTCGATATACGACTCGAAATCGTCGTCACGGGCCATCTGCTTGCCCCGGTCGAAATCCTTTATGACAAGTTCAGCTATCATCTCCTGCCCTGAAAGTATCGTTTCCGTTCAGGCCGCGTCCGCGACTCCGTTACCCCGGTCTTGAACCGGGAATCCTTCAGCACCGCCTCCAGGCACATGCAGAAATGACTCCACTTCTGTTCGGGCTTGTCCCTACCCATCCGCCAGTTCTGCATCGATTTAGGCACATAGCGAAGCGTATCCAGGAACCATATCGTCGGCAGGTAAGTCTTCCTGCCGTCCGTTATCACCGCGTTGTTGAAGGGCCTGCCGACCTTGAGCGAGTTTTTCAGCCGCTCCCTGACCTTCTCCCTTCCAAGAGTCGAGCGGGTGTCCCACGTCTCCCATATCCCGCCGGAACAAATCCCTTCACGCTTGAAGTCCTTGAACAATTCGTTGAAATCGTCCACCGTGCTCTTGCCGGTGTTCGTCTGCGTCTTCGACGCCAGGGGGTCGAAAAGGTTGAGCCTGTACTTGAAATCCTTGCTGTGGGTCGCAATCTGCTCGCCTATTTCCCTGTTGACCACATGCTCCGGCGAAGGGTTGTAGTCCCACCAGACGAATATCTCGTCCTGGGGGGTGAGGGAAAGAAACACCACCGCCCACGGCTCGTTTTCGTGATAATCTATCAGTCTTGAGTGTTTCCACGTGTACAACGGCCCTTCCGGCAAATACTTCTCCTTCGAGACTACGTGAACTTTTCGATCGAAGTCCTTGAATATCCTGCCGGAAATCTGCTTGAACAACCCGTATCGGCGAATCTGTACCACGTCCGGGTCATCGAAGTAGGAGTACAGGCGTTCGACGTATTCCTTGTCCAGGGTCGGATTGTCGTCCGTAGCGAGCTGAATCACGCCGATGCTGAGGTGCGAGTCGGTCTCTTCCTCTCTCTCCTCACCGGTGATGCTGCAGACATGTTCCGACCGAAAGTATTTCTTCGCCTTCAGGAAGACTTCGTCGTACAGGTACGAAATCTCATCCGCAGGGGTAAGGGTAATCACCAAATCCCCACGTTCGGCTAAAAGTCTGGGGAGCTGTTCGTCGTAAAACGGGCGTGGGGGTTGTTCGTCTTCCCAAATACTCATCCGCTGCGGCCCGGCAGTGGCCTGGGGGGGTTGAGAGTACGATACGAATTCCACGGTAATATCCGGCCCGCCGTAGATGTCGTACAAGGTCATGGCCACGTTCCGGTACGTGATGTCCTTCTTGATCAGAAACGGCGGCAGCCATTTCTTGAATTCCGGGTACTGGGTGTTCTTGACCTCGTTCGACGCTTCGCCTTTCTCGTCCGCACTGCCGCTTTGGCCGGGGAGGGTCTGGGAAGCGAACCGGATGATTCTCGAACCACGCTGATGAACACGAATATCCTTCCCGCACGCGCATTTCAGTTCTTTCGGGCGGGTAAGGCCGTTGTATTCCCTGCCGCAATCACATTCCCAGTAAACAACGTTCTTGTGAGGAATCGGGTGCCAGGACAGAATCCGCAACACGTAAGAATACGCCACCGTACACGTCTTCCCCGCCTGGTTGCCGCAGAAAAGGCCTACAATGTCGTAGTCGCACCGGGTAAGCACATCCAGCGCCCACGTGCGCTTGAACGACGCGATATTGGCGAATTCGTTGAGCTGAAGGATGTCCCTGCGCTCAAACATAAACCAGAACCTTCCCGGAGCTCAGCACCGTCTGCGAGGCGTCCAGCACAAGGCCGATGCTGTGCACGGGCTCGACGAAATCCTGCTGAACATCCTCACCACCACTCGACCGGACCTGGACCACCGTGTCGCCGTCGGCATTGGTGAAGGTCACCACATCCCCGGCAGTAGGGGACTGAAGCACCACCTTGCTCACACGGAACGGGGCGGTACTTAACCCAAACACCGAATCCCCGATATCCACATCGGAACTTACGGTGTCGATAGAAATAGGTTGAGTCGTCAATGAATTCATAATTCCTCCCAACAAAAAAAGCCGACACCAAGAGGTATTCTCCTGATATCGGCTTCAAGGAACCCCGAAGGGTATTAGAAGTACCGTTTAATCTGTCAGTTTGTATTCAATCTCCCTTACAATCTTCGCAACATGGCCGTTGTTTACATGAATCCTGATGCAGCCTGTATCGCCTGCACGCAACACCCCGCACCTACGCAGAACTTCCGCTATCAGCTTCTTCATGGGCGCAATCCATAAGTTTTATCTTCATGCCGAACCTTAACCCCTCCTTCTCTAACTGTTTCCGGCACAAATCAACCATAACCTTACCAAAACCCTTCTGCTGCATCAGCTCCTTTGGCGTGAATTGAGCAAGTTCACCTAAACAGAATATACCACGGGCATCAAGTAAATTCCACAGTTTTACGGTTCCCTCGATGTCCTTGTAATATTTTTCCGGCGGGATGAATTCATGACTGTTGGAATAACCCATATCCCGCGGCTTGACATCGACATATTCACCGGTATGGTATTTGTAAACCTCCTGCGATTCCCGCCACAAAACGCCGCTCAATTCATCGGTCTTCCATAAATCCGTCGTTGTACTTTTCTGGACAGCACGCAACAAATTGGCGAAACATGCAAAAATCCCATCCAGCCCGGGTCCGTCAATAACGGATTTCTTCCCGGCGTAGTCCAGTACCAGTATAATCTTGGACTCGTAGTTCAATCACAATACCTCCATCGCGGGCCTAAACCGGCATCATCGGAAATCATTACCATCTCAGCACCACAGCATACCGGGCAGGTCGTCGCCCGGCGTGTGCGGTGGCATATGTCGCATTTCCATAGCTTCCCGAATAGGGGCGTAGCATCTTTCGCACGTCGCGAAGACCGAATATTCCTCTTCATCACCAAATGCGTCCTCTATGGCGTCCAGGGCATCTTCCGGCATCTCCCTATGGCAAAGATGACACCTCATTTCTTGCCCCAGGCGTTCCGGCGAATCACCCGGTATTTCCGTACACACCCCATCGGGATAGTCATGCGGTCAGCATGGGCGCCGTCGCGGCTGATGCTCTGCGCAACCGTTACGGCCTCGCTGTCCTTGTGAAGCAGATAACCCGCCGTCCGGCACTGAATGCTATCTTTTGGATAGTTGTCTCCCTCACGCCATCCACCGTTCGAACCTGCATCGGCCCACTCAATCTCTACGAATTTCATCGCCACCCCCCTATTTCTTCAGGCTCGGATAACGCTTGTAAACCGCAGCACGTACACGCCGCTTCTCGGAAGGCGTACCGAAAGCACTTACCCGCGCCAGCGCGTTCCGTGCGTGAGCCAGGTCTTCTATGGGGTATTTCCTCTTCTCCGGGATGGCGAAGACACGCTTCGGCAACTTCTTCCTCTTCGCATACGTCAGCTTAGCCATAATACTCCTCCCACAACACACCGAGAATCCCGACAACGTACCAGGCAACGGCCAGCCACCAGATGTTCATACCCGCCACCTCCCGTCCTCTTCCTCGGCGCCTATCTCGGCGAGGCAGGCATGTATCCTGCCATACCCCGCAAACGTCTTGCGCATGCCCTGGTAAATCTCCCGCACCGTGCTGCCGGGGTGCTTCAACAACCACCTCTTGAGCTTCAAAGATTGCGGGCTTGGTGTACTTTCTGGTGTACTTTTCTCTTGAGGCTGGTGTACTTTTTCCTCTAAGTCATTGATTTCATTACTGGTGTACTTTTCGGGGCTTTGTATTTCCCCGTGTTTTTCGGTATTCCTCGGGTCATTCCGGGGGTCCTTGAAGGGCAGTCCAAGCTCTACCCGGCACCTCTTCCCTATAGGTGAACGCTCGTCAGGATACCAGTTCTCAGGAAATCCCAACGTTTTCCTCAACTTACGCAGATTGTCCTCAACCTCCGCCATAGGCAGCGTCAGCATCACTTCACAGCTCGGCTTGTGAAAACCCTTGCCACCACAACAGTCAATAAAATCAATCATTTAGAGCCTCCGTGTGCGTGTGTGAGGGTGTGCGGGTGTTGGAGTCGGTGTGCGGGTGGGGGCAAGATTTTCGCGCGCGCGTATCCGAATCCGAATCCGGTCCCCCCGCCACCAAACCGAGCCCCTGGGCCACGGCCTTGAGCGCCTCCTGCACCACGGGGCTCAGCATCTCACTATCCCCGCGCTGCTGTATAAGTGTCTGATTTAACACGGAAATTTGTCCCGGCTCTATCCCGGCGCTGCGCAGGACGGAACTGGCGATAGGCAGCGCCAGCTTGATCTCCTCGAGTGCGGCCTGATGGGCAGGATTGCGATATACCCTCCCGCCCTCGCTATCTCTAATCGTCGCGTCAGGTACACGCTTACTCTTGCGCTTGGCTCTCTTGAGGACGTTACGGGAT